CAGCGGACATGACCGCCGCCTTGTCGGCGTTGCCCCTGCCGGTGATGAACCGCTTGATGGTACCAACAGGCACGCCTTGGTAGGCGACAGCCTGCTCCTCGCACCACGCCGTCAGCATGGCCAGCAAGCCACCGTGAACGTGAGCGGCATCGGTGCTGAGATGCCGGCGCACCTCCTCGAAGTGGATGGCAGCGATACCGGGCGCGTCCTCGGCGATGCCCTCCAGCCAGGCGCGGAACCGGAGGTACCGCATACCGCCGCCGTCGTAACGGCTCGGCCGGAATGAGACGGTACCGCTCACGATGCCGCCGTCGGGCAATGCCATGGCCCAGCCGGTCGTGGTGCCGAGGTCGAGGGCCAACAGGACCAGCTCGGCCAGTCGGGGTGGGTGCGCCGACAGCGGCCTTGCGCCGCCGGCATGAGGGGTCACAGTCGTTTCAGCCATGATGATCTCCGTCGAGGGGGTGGTCGTGGTCAGGGCGGCGGCGGAGCGGTTCTTGGCGGAGCTCTCCGTCGTCGTCCGGCTTTGGGGTCAGTGTCCCGGGTCCATCCCGAGACCTGACCCTGAACCCGGCCTCCTGGGGTGTGGTGTGCGCGCGCCGATTTCGGCGCGCACGCACACCCCCCGTAGGGGGGTGGGTAAAGGACCCAACTCCTCTTCTTCATCCAACCCATTGATTTCATTCACAAAATGAGGAATTAGGAGGAGTTCGAGAGGAGTTCGGGACCTAACTCCTCCGATCGCGTAACCCATTGATTTCATTGCATTCACCTTCAAGGAGGAGTGAGGAGTTAGGCCTAACTCCTAGGAGTGAGGTCGTCGAAAACCCCGTCCGGGTAGACCCAGACCTCGGGGTTTTCGACCTCCAGGCAGAGCCCCGACTGGGCGCATTTGAAGTGGCTGGGCAGCACCCGGCGGACGGTCTCGGAGACCTCGCCGGTGTCGGGGTCGACAGCCTCTACAGCCGGCCCGAACGTCATGCCGTCGGTGCACAGGTATCCGAACCGGGAGCGGACAACCTGGTAGCCGAACTCCGCTCCGTCGCGCCGGAACTTCACCAGCCCCTTGGTGGCGAGCACGCTCAGCCGCTCGCGGATCGTGTGCTTGCTGCCGAGGCCCGCCTGGTTCTCGAACTTCTCCGCGAACTGCATCGTGGTGTAGAGGCGCTCCTCTGCCGCCTCATCGAGCAGGATTCCAAGGATCAGGTCGTGCTTGCGCAGCCGTTCGGCATCGAGCTTTGCGCCGACATCCTTGCGTACCAGGCGCTCGCCGCGCCGATCGAGTTCGATCCACAGGCCGCCGACCTTGTCGATCAGCATCGGCTCGATGCCGCGGCCATTGCGCAGCTCGACATGCAGGAGCCGCTCCGACTTCTCCTCGTCCGGCCGGAACATGACGAGGCCTGAGGTATAGAAGCCGCGCAGCGAGCTGGCGCCGGAGAGGGCCTGGAAAGGATCCTCGGCCACCTGCTTCTTGGCCAACTTCTTGGTGTGGTGGCAGAGAATCATTCCTGCCTCCGGCGCCGCCATGTCCCGCAAGACTTCGACCCGATCCTGCAGGAAGAACAGCATCGCCGTGTTGTCGTTCTCGCCCTCGCCGCCGGGGCCGCCGTCGAACAGATTGCGAAGGGGATCGATGCAGATGATGTCGGGCGGCGTCTCGGGGAAGGCGCACCGGATGGCTGCAGAGACCAGCGACACGCCCTGCTCGTCGAGCAGCAACCGAAGCTTGGGCGTGGCGACCAGCGTGTCGCGGGCGCGGACGAGGACTTCCGGGTCAATGCGGAGATTACGCAGGCGCTCGCGCAGATAGTGGTACTGGATCTCGGCTTGCAGGTAGAACACGCGCAGTGGCCGTAGCGGCGTGAACCGCAGGAACGGAATGCCTGCCGCGGCATGGGCCAGCAGGTTGATCAGGAAGTCGCTCTTGCCGACCTTCGGCGCGCCTCCCAGCACGAGCATGCCGCCGGGGGTCAGCAGCCGTGGCGCGATGAGATCGTCCGGCATGGGGCTGGGGTCATCAAGCAATGCGCCCAGCGAGTAAGTCGGCAGGGTCGCCGGAACCTGCCGTTGGAGGCGCTCCAGGGCGGGCCCGTGGCGCTCTTCGTGCAGACGCCAGAGACGGTCCGCCTCTGCCTTCAGCCGTTCCAGCGGCCACTCGGGCCGCAGCATCGCTGCGTTGTACTGGCAGATGGCTTCCCAGCCTTCATCGCCGGTCATGCGACCGTCGTGGACCAGGCGGATGAAGTGGCCGATGGCAGCACTCGCGCCCTGGAACCGGGTCCACGCATCCTCGCCGCCCTCATGCGCCGGCGTCGTGAGCACCGCCTCGATGGACGGCTTTGTGGTCGATGGGCCGGGCTCGGATCCGACGCCGGTCAGCGGCGGCATGGCGTCGACCCGCTCCGCGAAGTCCTGCAGATGTACCTCGATGCCGGGATCGTGGCGGCGGATCGTGACCAGCCGACGAAACCCGTTCTTGTGGTAGACGGAGCCCGCCATCCGGATCGGCTGGTGCGCCGAGCGGAAGTGGGTATCGCCGCCGGCCTTGACCGCGATGTCGCCGCGCAGGCGGCACAGCAGTGCGAGGTCCTCGCCCTCGGCCGGCTCGCTCAGCCGCCACCAGACATGGAGCTTGTCGAGCCCGTCCGGCGTGCGCCCGCCGCTCTCGACGATCAGCGTCGGCTCACCCAGGTATTGTATCAGGTGATCGAGCTTGGCCGCGATGTCGCCGGCATCGAGATCGACCATCACGGTCTGCATCTGCCGCACGTCGGCCGATCGGGCCTTGCCGCTCTCGGCCACGGTGCCGGGCACCACGTAGACCGCTGCGCCCTCCCGGGCCGCCCATCCGGCGAAGGCGATGGCCTTCTCGAGCATCGCGCTATCGGCCTCGACCCAGACATTGTGCGGGCGACCGTCGATGCCCTGCCCCTTGTCGACGAACCCGCGCAGCGGCACCCAACCGTCGCAATAGCCGAATACCAGATCGAGAAAGATCGCGATCTGCTCCGGGTCGGGATCGATTTCCGGTTCGAGAGGGGGCGCCGCGTCGTTGAAATCACGCCACGGATTGAAGTGGATGACGTTATCGTCGTTCATGCCGGCAGCCCCCAGCAGCGCTGCGCCCAGGGGCAGAAGCGGCACTCGTGGAAGTCCGGGCTGGTCGCGATCCGAGGGAGCAGGTCGCCGGCGTCGGTGGCCTGCAGGATACGCACCGACCGGTCGCTCATGCGCTGCGCCAGCGCGGCGTCGAACGGCACCAGTTCGTGATGCAGCTCGGCGGTGTCCTTGTTGATGGCCGTGAACAACACCGGATTGCCCGCGACGCCCGGGAGTGATGCATCCATGTAGGCTTGGTAGATCACCATCTGGGCGGCATAGATCGGCTTGGACGCCACCACGCCCTTGCTCGCCGTCGCCCGCCAGGACTTGGCGTTCATGGTCTTGCATTCCCAAAGCGCCGGGAATCCCAGCTGCGGGATCGGCGGTCCGCCCAGGATCACCCCGTCGACATGCCCGCGGATGCGCCCGCCGGCGACCGAGAAGCCGAACTGTTGGCCGGCCTTGTCGCCGCCCCTGCGCGTCTGCAGGTCGAAGCCCGCGCGGAGCAGCCAGTCGACCGCGAGGTCCTCCAGCGCGTGGCCCATGGCGAAGATGCGCAGGATGCGGCCGTCGAACCCCGCTCCCTCGTCCTTCGGGGTGGCGGTGAACTCGAACTGCAGGGCGCGCTCGCAGGGATGGCCGAGGCGCGAGCCGCCGAGATAGGGTCGCGGTGTCCGGTCGGCATCCTGCGCGACCAGGGCGGTGTCGATCGCGCCGTTGACGTGGTCCGCCGTCTGGGCGCGGCTGTTGAAGTCCAGCATCAGAAGGGCACCTCTGGGCTGTTACGAGCAGTGGCGTGCATGGCGTCCTGGAAGCCGCCGACAGCGACCTCGATCAGCGTCAGCACCTGGGACTCGGTGAGGTCGATCAGGCGGGTGTCCCAGCCGATCTCCTCCATGATCTCGGCCACGGGCCTCATGGCGGCACGGATGGCTGCCTGTTCCTGCTCGGTCAGATCAACCATGTCGAAAGACCTCCGGGCCAGGCCGGTCCACAACGCCTGGCAAGACATGCTGCAGAAGGCCACGCTGGGCCGGGATGGCTTCTGGCGGGTCGGATCGAACCAGCCGAAGCCTCGGGAGGAGCGCGCGCAGACGGCGCAGGGTGCGACGGGATTGCGCATGGCCGGTCATGCCGCCTGTTCCAGGCTGGACGCCGTTGCGTTGAGTACCAGCGAGCGGATGGCGCCGCGGTTGAAGCGGAAGGTCAGCAGCGCGGAGGCCTTGTAGCGCGTCAGGCTGTAGTCGAGCCGGCACTCGGGCGGCAGGTAGGCAAGCTGCCGGTTCGTGGCGGACTCTTTTAGCCACCCCCTGGACTTGTGCGCCGACTCGTCCGTCTCGTTCTCGTTGAGCCAGTCGTCGGCCGCCGCCAGGCAAACCGTGCGCTCGCCCATCGCGATGAGCCTGGGAGGAAGCTGTTTGGCGCCACCGACGGCATGCCAGCGCCCCTCCAGGAAGAACACGCCACCCCAGGCGTTGAAGCCATTGGCCATCAGCGCCCCGTCATCGCCGAAGAGATCGCACCACTGGAAGCTCGACCGGCTCAAGAGGTCGATCTCGGTCATGATGAAGGTGTCGATCGGCTCAGGCCCGCCGCCGCCGCCCGATTCGAAGGTGTGCCCACAAAGCGGACAGACCATCACCGCAAGCGGCACCTCGGCTTCGCACGACGGGCAGATCTTGGTGGGCGCTTCCCCCTGTCCCTGATACCCGTCGAGATCGATGTCCTGCTCCAGGCAGCCGTGCAGCAGA